GTAGATCGTCGAGCCGTCCGCGTCGAGGATCGTGCCCTTGAGCGCGCCCATGCGCAGATACTCCAGGGTGATGTCGTGCTTGGCCCGCGCCGTCTCGAGCTTGTCGTTCAGCAGCGCCGCCATGGCCTGCTGGCCGTTGCCGCCGAAGGCGCGCACGCCCTGCACTTCCTGCGGGCTGACGTACTCGTCGTACACCAGCTTGGGGACGCGGAAGGTGCGGACCTTGCGCTTGCCGACCTTGCCGACGATGCCCGGGCCGCCGTACTGCTCGGTCGGGATCAGCGCGAGCGAGCCGTTCTTCTCCTCGACCGCGATGTCGCGCTGCATGACGCCGCGCACCGGCATCAGGTTCAGCTCCTGGAGCCGGCCATAGCGGTTGGGGACGATGTTGATGGCCGCCGAGACTTCGGACAGCGTGAAGGCATTGATGAGAGTCAGGTCCATGGCTCGGCTCCTCAGATGGCGTCGCGGGCGACGATGCCCAGCGCCAGGAAATCGACGTAGGCCGCGTCTTTCTCGGCCTGCGTGGTGACGCCTGCGCCCCACACGAGGTGGTCGCGGCTGACAACGGCGGGGCCACGGGCGAGGATGACGCCCTTGGCGTCACCGCCGCTGGCGTCGCAGTCGAACAGCAGGATGCCGGCGGCCGCCTGCGAGCCGTCCACCGCGTCGTTGTCGTAGGCGGTGTACTTGCCAGACGCCGTGATCTTGCCGACGACGGTGCCGACAGTGAGGTTCTGGCCGCTGACGACGGTCACCGTCTCGCGGCAGTGGAGCGGATCGAACTCCCTCTTGAGGACATCGCCGATCCGGTTGGCTTCGGTATAGGAAGGCATGAGTGGACTCCTCCGTTAGGCCGCGCGCCGCTTGGCTTCGGCGATGAGCAGGGACTCGCCGCCCGCCTGGCCGAGGGCCACGCTCTGGCGAGAGAACAGGGCCGGATCGTGCTGCGGGCGCGGGGCGCGCAGGTCGGCGGCGTAGGCTGCGAAGGCAGCGTCGGTCATCGACAGGTACGGCGCGAGCGCGTCGTCCGTCTCGGGCATGTCCTTGCCGACCTCGGCGAACAGCGCGGTCAGCGCCGTCTTGCGGGCCATCTCGGCCTGCGCCTTCATCTGGGTCTTGAGGTCGCCGATCTCGGCCTTGAGCGCCGTGATTTCGGCGTCCTTGGCCTCGATCAGCGCCGTGTCTTCGGCGGATCGGGTCATGGTTGACTCCTGCTGGCGGTTGAAAGACGCCGCGGCGGCGGTGTTCCGGTCGGCCCCGACAGGGACGAACGAGACCTCCATGACCTCGGCGTTACGAAAGACGTGGCGGACCGACATCACCCGGCCGTTGATCAGCTCGGGCGCCTTCAGCTCGACGAGCTCGCCGCTGAGGCCAACGCTCATCTGAAGCGGGAAGTTGGCGCCCAGCAGCGACGAGATGGTGCGGCCCGTCTCCGTGGCGTCGGTCAGATCGCCTCGGATAACGAGCGCGCCGTCGTCCAGCGCCAGCTGGCCGTAGCCTGCGAGCTTGTCGATGCGGCGGTCGTGATCGACCAGGGCCGGAACGCGGCCATCCGGGTTCTTGAGCGTGGCGAGATCAATCGCGACGTCGCCCAGCCAGCCGTAGTCGGGAACGACGCCGCCCGAGTAGGCGATGCCGGTGAACTTGCCCGGCGTGCCGGTCGGCTTGGCGTCGAATGTCAGATCGAGCTTGGTGGGTTTCGCCATGCGCTGCACCGCGCCGGACCTGGCCGGCGATGCGCGCACGGTGAGCGAAGCGCCAGAACGGCGTCAGGTGACAAATGTCAGGGGACGCGGGTCAGCGCGGCGCGAGGTGATCCCGCAGGATCTCGAGGATCTGATGGCGCCACGCATCCGGCAGGACGGCGGTACCGCCCTGGATTGGCAGGTAAGGGCGCGCAGGAACACGGATGCGGCGGCCCCAGGCGTTGGTGCTGCCGAACTGATGCGTAGCCGCCTTTGGCTGAAAGTCGGACGTGCCGACCTCGACGCCCTGGCGGGCGAGCAGGCGGTAGGTGATGCTGCCCATGAGCTTGCCGGTATCGCGCAGCGGCTGCCCGCCGAGGCGGCGGCCCTTGTTCGCGGCCTGGGTCGCGGGGCTCAAGGGCTTCCAGGGCGCGCCGTAGGGCGACCGGCCCTCCGCGAACCCCAGCTTGATCTCGTCCACCAAGGACGAGCCGATCTCGCGGAAGGCGGGCGCGAGGTCCCGCGCGTGGTCGCGCAGCTGCGCCAGGGCGGCGAGGACGGCGCGGTCGTCGAGCTCGATGGAGATCATGGCGCGGCCCCCAGGATCCGCCCGACGAGCTGAGTTGGCGTTTTGCCGCGGGTGCCGCGCCTGAGATTGAGATTATCCCACTTGACCAGGCGCGCGCCGACGGTCTCGCCGACCGGGGGAAGCGCCTCGGGGATACGGCTGAGCGCGGCCAGACCCTTGGCCGTCAGGCGCAGTCCGGAAAAACGCCACTCGAACCGGCCGCCAACCTTCGCCTGGTAGACCAGGTAGCCCTCGGCGGCCAGGAACTCCACCGTGTCGTGGAGAAGCCCGAGGCGCTCAGGTGACGTATCGTGGCTATCCCAGGGGTCGGCCGAGTCTGCTTCGCCGGCCCGCGGGAATATCCCGTACAACACCGCAAACAGCGAGGCACAGCACCGGTTGAAGTCGTCTATGTTCTGGCACATGCGATGCCCTATACTGTAACAAGCTGGCGGGGCGAGATTCCGGTGTTTGCAGGAACGCAACCGGATGAAGTGGGTCTGTGGGGCCTGCAACCCATTTAGATTCGGAACCCCCGCCGGCTATTTCCAATACTTCAAGTCGCCGAGACGATGCGCGTTCATCTTCTGGGATGACGCCTGCATCACGTTCCACATCAGACTCCCGTCTGAGTTGACCCGTACTACCACCATGAAATCTCGGCGGCCGCGGAAGAGGCCGATATAGCGGTTTCGCAGAACGTCGGGATAAGCGACCTCCCAAATCTCGAACGGATCCTCCAGCGTCGGGACGATGAAGTTCGCGTAACGTTCCCTGGCGTCGGCCTCCTTCCCCACCATGTGCGGCAACCAGGCGTGCTGCACGAAGACGGTCTCTTTCGGCGTGACCACGGTCCTGAGTGGCGCATCGGCGGCCACGCCAAGCGCCTTGGCCATGACATCGACCGCCGCCTCGCGCGAAGCGGCCCGCTCGAGCAGCGCCGGCGACGGCAGCCTCAGCTCGTCCTTCACGCGCCGCAGGTCTGGGCGGTCAAAGTCCTTCCAGGTCTTCTGCCCTGAGAGCGGCAGAAGACAGGCCTCCCCCTCGGCGAAATTCCGCGCCACGAGGGTGACCAGGTCGCAATCGGGAACAGAGGCTGCAGGATCGACGGGACGTGGCGCTGCGCGAGCGCGTTGCTGCGCCTTGGCGACGACTTGTGACGATGCGACCGCCTGCTTCTTCGCCGCGGCCGCAGCCAGCGCCTCGTCCTGCCCTTTCGCGGGGTGGTAGTCCCAGCCCTTGTCGGGCTGTGCATCGGGGGTCGGCTTGGTGCCGTAGCCGCGGGCCTTGGCCTGGGCTTCCGACAAGGCTATTGCACCGCAACGACACCTAAACCCGTTCGGTGGGAAATGCGTTCCCCACCACGGGTCATCGATGTGCGCAATGTGGTTGTCCATCGCCCGATGCGCCGGCCGGGTACGCCCGTCGTTGATCGCGTCGTACATCAGGTACGGCCGGCGGGCCTTGTTGCTCTCGAGCTGCTCCCAGCGGCCGATGTTGTAGTGGGTCTGGATGGCCGTGCGGAAGATGTTGTCGAGACGATCTGCTGGCAGCTTGCCCAGATCGGGCGCGTCGGCGAGCACGGTCTTCCTCCAGTCCCGGAAGGTCTGACCGGTCTCGGTGGCGGCCGACAGGGAGTCCATCACGCTCTGCACCTGGTCGAGAGCGGCCAGGCCCGACACCGTGAAGGCGCGGGAGCGCATCGCAGCCGGCAGGTGCCCGTAGAAGACCTCCGGGAGGACGACACCGCGGGCCTTGGCGGCCGCGATGGCCTCGTCGAAGGGAACCGCGATGCCGATCTGGAACGGGTTGGCCATGTCAGCGCATCAGCAGCAGCAAGAGTGCTTCGTCCTCGTCACGGGGACGCGGGCGCTTCCCCGGAGCCAGGGTCTTGACGAGGGTGCCGGTCGGGCCGGCCCACTCACCATCGGCGCTGCGCCACGCCCCCGCCCGCCATGCGTTCGTCCGCCACGTCCCCGCTTTCCAGGCGGTCAAGTTCACACCGGGCCCCACTCATCGCCAGCCACGCCAGATCCATATACCGTGGCGGCGTTGATCTTCCGCACGTCCACCGGGATGGTCGTGGCCGCCAGCCGCGCCATGACCTCATCGGCCACCTGAGCGGCGGTAGGCCCGGACGAGCCAGACGTGCTGATGCCCTGCGCCTGCACCGGGACGGTGTACTGGACGCTGACGTTGTAGCTGCCAAGCGTCGGAACGACGGGCACGCCGCCGCCCTCTACGAACAGGTTGCCCGTGATGATGAGTGTGTGATTGCTCTCCATCGGGCGCACGCGCCAGCCGTTGAGCAAGAAGAGGTAGGGCGGGATCGACAGCCCGCCGCCGAGGTCGTCACCGCCCACCTGACGGAACGCCGGCAGCCACCGTCCATTGTCGGTGTCGGCATCCAGCCAGTCGCACCACCGCGACCACAGCTCCGCCGCGGAGACGGAACTGGAGTCGAGGACGATGCGCTTGGTCGGCCCGTCAAAAGTGACAGCCACGAGGCTCTCCTATCAGGAGACGTAGGCCCTATCCTGCTCTGCGACGAGCGAGATCGTGATGCCTTTGGCCCTCGTGATGGTGCCCGTCGCGACCACCGGCTTGGCCACACCCTTGTTGCCCGCTACGACTACGATGGGGGCGTCGTCACCATCAGACCCAGAACCGCGCTGCACGTTGCCGTCGTAATCGTACGTGAAGGCGATGGTGCCAGCATTGATGGTACCGGCGATGTCGATGCCGTCCTTGTCCTTGACGGTAATGGCGCCTGCCGTGCCGTAGTCGTTGCCCGCGTTCGCGCCTGCGTCGTCGGTCGCGAAGTACATGCGGTAGTAGCCGGTGCTCCCGCTTGACAAGAACGAGTTGAACACCAGCGAGCCGGCCGCCGAGTACGGGTAGGTGCGCTGCGCGCTGTTCTGATCGAGGAACACGACCCGGTTGAGATCTGCTGCCTGGATGTTCTCGATGAACACGCCCTGCGTGGTATACAGCGTGTCGCCGACGAAGTAGCACAGGCTGCTCTCGGTCTTGCCGGTGACGTTGCCGGCGCCCTCGTCAATGTCTGTCGCCTGACGCAACAGGTACTGGATCTTGGTGTAGATCTGCTCCAGCGTCGCGTTGTTGCCGTCGATGATCTTGCGGAACGGGTAACTGCCGGCGCCGATAGTCTTGCTCTGATCCGTGCCGTAGTAGGTGATGTCGATCCCGGAGTACGGGGCGCCTGACATCGCACCGTCAGCCGCCTGGATCTTGAGATCCGATCCGACCGCGACAGGCAGCGACACCTTGAACGCGCCGGTGCCAGTGGCGCCGACGTCCGTCAGCGAGGCGTCGTCGTAGGTGTAGCCCTGCTCGCGACAGAAGATCTTGAAGTACGTCCGGCTGTCGAAGTTGCCGTTAGTGGCGTCGCCGTAGACTTGGATGCCCTCGTTGGGCGCGTCGGTGAAGCTGAAGTTGGCTGCTACCCCGCCGCTTGCCTTCTGGTAGTAGAACTGGGAGCCGGCCGGGAACCCCGAAGCGAGCGCGACGATGCCGACGTACTGGCGGTTGAGCACGCCTGCTGCGCTGTACTCGGACCAGCCGCCATCGCGAAGCATCTGGCGCGTGGTGTCGTTGGCGGGCCTCCAACCGTTGTAACTGCCGCCGTCGGTTCCGAACTGGAACTGGCCAGACAGGGCGTCGATGGCGTACATGGGGAATGGGTACTTGTTGTACGCCGACGTTTCCCAGAGCTTGATGAACTTGGAGTACAGCGCCTGCAACGTCACGCCGTCCTTCGCCACCAGATTGCCGGCGGCGATGAGCGTGAATGTCTTGGCCGACGTGTCGAGCGTGATCTCGGTGCCTACGTTGAGGTCGTCGCCGTCGATGAGCTTTGACATGGTGCCTCCTACGAAACGAAGTTGCGGTCAACGACCTGTGAGATCGGGAGCGATACCCCGGAATTGCCTGGGTCGAGGTTGCGGATCGACCACGGGACGTAGCCCTGCTTGTAGACGCAGATGTCCACCGTGTCGACGAGGTCAGCGTCGTACTGCCACGCGAAGGCGCTGCCGGCAATGGCGTCGCCAGACGCAAGCACGGCGGACGTGCCGGCACTGAGGATCACCACGTCCGATCCTGGCTGCACGCCGCTGATCGCGATCTCGGGAACGACGGTAGGCTCCACGCTGAATTGGATCGCGAAGTCGAATATCAGCCACCCGCTCGTGAACGAGACGCTGGTCGTACCGGCCGTCTCCATCGCCGAGCAGACACCAAGGGCTTCGCCCTCGCGCAGCACAATCGGTGCGCCGGGAGTCAGCAGGTTGCCGCGACGCTGCGAACGCGGGGCGAGGGCCATGTCGAAAGCGCCACTCGGCGGCGCCGAGCCAAGCAACTCTGGGAAGTAGCCGAAGTAGCTCGGGCCGACGAGATCCTTGGTGTGCAGATAGGACATCCCTTTCGGGGCGCCTTGACCGATGTCGTTGGCGTAGACCTGTGGCACGCCGGACGGCAAGACCGGCGCGTTGGCGATGAGCTTGGCCTTTGTCGCTGGGAGCGCCCCGTAGTCGGAGTCCATTGGCACGGCGGCGAGCCGCACCAGCGTGTCGTCCTGCGACTGCGCGT